TACGGGGTGGGCGACTACAGGATGGAGTGGGGATTGGGCATCTGGATTCACCCATGCTACGGGTAATACAACGCCCATTACGCAATCAACGGCTGCAGTAAACGCCAAGAAATACCAGATTGCTTATACCGTAAGCGGCACAGTAGGAGCAGGGTTTACAATCACCTTTGGCGGAGTTACCTCTCCTGCAATAACGGCGACTGGCGCATGGGGTCCGACTTCGGTTACAACCGGAAGTCTGTCAATTACTCCCGCTACGGACTTCGCAGGAACCATAATCATTTCGATTAAGAGTATTACGGCTGTATCAACACCGTTTATAAAACTTTCAAGTTCATCGGATGTCGCATTATGTGGAATCAGATCCGGTGGATCTAACTCAAATGTTTTTATTGGAGAGTTATCCGGTTCATACAACACAACCGGAGTATCAAACACCGGACTTGGTTCAGGCTCATTACAAAAGAATACAACTGGTAACTATAATGCGGCAATTGGGTTACAATGCCTCTATACCAATACAACCGGGGATAGAAATAGCGCATTAGGAACTTCAAATTTATTTTCTAATATCACAGGGAGTTATAATACCACTTTTGGTATGGAATGTTTATACACCAATACAACGGGTAGTGCAAATATAGGAATCGGGCATCAGGCACTTTATTTTAACGTATCCGGTTTAAGGAACATTGGTATCGGGTATCAATCTCTTTTATTCACTACCAGTAGTTATAATGCAGCAATCGGGTATATGTCAGGGTTCACATTAACGGGAGCCACATACAATTCATTTTTAGGATACAACGCAGGATATAACGCAAACCAACTCGCAACCGCCGCGAACTCAATGGGACTCGGTGCAAACACCTTCACCAATCGCAGTAATCAAATAGTAATCGGTGACGCCTCCGTAGTAGAAACCCAGTTAAGAACAGGCGTGTATATCGGCAGCACCTCCACCACCGCACATACAGCACCAACGGCGAGATTACACATTGCAGCAGGAACAGCATCAGCCTCAACAGCACCCATTAAGTTAACATCAGGTACATTAATGACTAATCCGGAAAGTGGCGCGCTAGAGTTTGACGGCACAGATTTCTGGATAAGTATCTAGGAGGAAACATGGCAGATTTTACATCAGTAAAGAAAGTAGACGATAATAAGATTGAAGTTACTAAAGACGTTCACATTATAGGAGCGAAGTTCACCTACGATTATAATTTCCTCCTATCTCAGCAGAAGGCAATTACTCATGACTTGGAGGTATATACCGCTCAAAGAGAAGCAGAGTTAAAGGAAGTTGCCGATCTTATTGCTGAATGCGATAAATTAGGGATTAAACCTAAGGCAGAAGAAGATATCAAAGATATTAAAGGGTAACTATCATGGTAACACGGTATAAGATACAGACTGCGATTACAACCGCTTCAAGGTTCTATCCGGTTAAGGACGGGATGGTCCCTACAACCTCTCCGGCAACATGGAACCAGGATGCAAACGACTTTGTTTACGCACAATTCGCATCAACTGCTGTGACTTATACCAAGTGGCATATTGGATTAGACGATCTTAACACAACTGCGTTTAAGATAACTCCTATATTTACCAATCCTTCTTCTGCGGGTAATGCTTCCTTTATGTTTGATGGTACGTGGGATGGAATTACATGGGGTGCTACAGTAGGATCTATTACTACGCTTAGTACTACAGCAACTTCACAGCAAGGTACTCAGACTGCATCTCTTACTCCCGGTGGAACTCGACAAACCACATGCATAGTAAGAGCAACTCGAATAGCAACCTCAGATACAATCGCAGCGTTGGTTAATCTTACAGGAGTGTGGGTGCAATGGGGAGTTACAAGGGTTTAATCTTATTTTTAGTATTGATGATGCTGTGCGGGGTAGCGAGTGCTACGGTTACGCAGACGAATACAACAGATGGTGCATATACGGTAATTATTTTTAATGGAACTGGTAGTACTACCTGGACGGTTCCTAATGGTATCAATTCAATACAGTATCTTGTTGTTGCTGGCGGTGGACCGGGCGGTTCAACCGGGGTAGGAGCGCAATATGAGGGCGGGGGCGGTGGTGCAGGTGGGTTACTTAACGGAACGGCAAACGGGTTTGTTGGAATACTTAACATTACAGTTGGAGATCATGGAGCAGCAACCCCCGGTTCGTCAACAAGAGGGACAAACGGAGCTAATTCTACATTCTCAAACCTTACCGCAATTGGAGGTGGTGCCGGGGGGGTTGGTTACTCTGGGTATAGCGCCGATGGAGCAAGCGGCGGTTCAAGCGGTGGTGGTGGAAAACTAGTTGGGTCAACCGGTGGCAACGCAGGTACTCCAACGGCAGGACAGGGATATACAGGGGCAAATGCGGGAGGAAGCGCATACCATAGTGGTGGTGGTGGCGGCGCATCATCCGCTGGTGCAAACGGGGATAATGATAAAGGTGGAAACGGAACTGTATCAACAATAATCGGATTACCATTATATGTGGCAAAGGGGGGAGATGGTGCGTGGTCCCCAGCATTAAACAGTAGTTATGGTTCTGGTGGTTACGGAGGATATAGTGGTGATGGCACGTATCCCCCAACAAACGGAATAGCCGGTGTTGTTATTATAAGGTACCTTACAACTGCACCACCGACAGCGAATTTCACAGCTAATAAAACCTTTACAATTATTCCAGGATGGACTTTATTTACTGATACATCAACCGGAACTCCTACTACATGGAACTGGAGCATGGGGGATGGTTCTGCTAATATCACCACACAGAACGTTACTTATAAATACGTTAAGCGCGGATTCTGGAGTGTAGTTCAATACGTCTGTAATTCTAATGGATGCTCAGGTAATACAACTCAGGTAAGGGTATACTAGATGGATGATATTTACCTTTTATTACAGGATATTCTTAACGAACTTAGAATGATTAGGATAACACTTGAACGTGAACACGGTGTTAAACCCGATATAATAAACGAGCATGATAATGACAGTTGATGAAATCCCCTATTACTTCCTTATTGGTGTTACTTTAATTATTATGCTACCTGTTTTAATCTGGTGTGGAATAGCAACACTTTTATATCCTTATCCCACAAAATAATAACTATGATCATTCGTTACGAGGGAAAGGCAGGGGATTCCACGTATCCAGCGTGGATCCCATTTGATGGATATTTCGAGATTAAGAGCAACTATGATAATGGATTCGATCTGGTTGCAGAAACTACCATTGGCAAAGTTACGCTTATAACTAAGGGATCTCAACCTGAAATCGAGCGACTTGTTACTAACATGGCAATTGCTAATGCAGATGGAGAAGCGGAATTTAAACTTACTGAAGATCTCTAAACTTACTCTTCTTTTTATATCTAATCTGTTAATTCTTACGCATGTCAAAAGAGTTACGAGCAAGGATCTTCTCTACTATTAAATCCATTAAAAAGGATGAAGTTACCCTTGACGAGATTTCAGCAGTTCTTTCAGACTCCAAGAAGGATATCGCCTGCGAACTGGATACTATGGTTAAGGAGAACTGGATCTCCAAGAACATAGAGGATAACCACTACATCTACAAGTTAAAGAGGAAACTGGATAAACCTCTTAAACCCACTCCTAAAGATAAATTCGCACGTTTTGAACGGGTAGAACTGGTATCCCGCCATAAGAAATACATGAATCCTTTCTTTGATTTGATTCCACTTCTAAACCAGGATGGAAGAGGTACCTGCACTGGATTCTCGGGTGCTTATACCGCTTGGTTTAACCAGTTAAGACTTATAAATCCTACTCCGCTTACTTCTAAAGATATAGAAGAGATCCTTCGAGATCAACCTGTTAATGTATTCGATCAGTGCGTTATGCGCGTTGATATCCTGCCTAAGTTCACTCCATCAGCAGAGGGATTATACGATGAAGGGCGCAGAATAGGTAACGTTACGGTACCAGAAGGTGGATATATAGATAACGTCTGTCAGGCGTACAAAACCTACGGGTACAACTACGAGAAGGATCGCCAGACTGCTCATACTTCATTCTGCGCTCCTATGTATTATCCGCTAATAAACAACAACAAAGACGAAACCATTTCAGCATTAGCTAATCAGGCAGCAGCACATAGAGCAGATAACTATCTTCAGGTGTACACATGGGATGGATTAAAGGATGCTATCTATACCTATGGTGCTGTAATGACAGCTGTAAACATCTACGAGAATTATACCTCAGGTGGTGCTAAGGGATTACTACCGGAACCTAGAGGGGAATGTATAGGTGGACATGCTCTATGCGCGTGTGGGTATGATGATGAATTAGATGTAGTTTACGTTATTATGTCATGGGGGAATACATGGAGTAAGTTAAGTGGATTCTCCAGGAATTACTTTAACTACGCAGATGGGCAGGCATTCGTACCAGTTGTAACTCACGACTCCCTGACGGATGTTATTATCCCCCCAACTCCTGATCCCGACAATCATAAACTTATAACGATTAGTAGCAACATGCTGTCTACAATTTCTGTAAACACCGATGTGTATACAAATACTAAGGTAGTTAAGGTAATGCTTCATGTGGGAGATACTTATCAGATATCCTGCACTGTAATGAATAAGTTCAGAATAAGAGAACCTACCAGTGTTCTACAGATGATTACGGTAGAGGAGGGGGTTAGCACATATGCGTTTACATTTCAAGAACAATCGATCTCAGAATACATCGCGCAGAAGATTAAGGAGCTAATGAAGAGATTCCATATCATACAGAAAGGTTGATATATACAGCAATACAAGTAATATGTATGCAGGCGTATCACATCCGCTTGCTAAACAACATCTCTATAAGTTCATTGTCGCCACACATGAGAGTTCGCAAACTCTAACACAGATAAGGGAGAGGTTTAGTGGTTTTTTCCTCTCCCATATTAACCACTCTTCTGCAAATGCTTTAAATATATAGAAGTATAATCTCCTTATTATATAAGAGGCATTATAATGGAAGTTCCAATTGAAACTATTATTAGCATCGTAGTACTCCTCGTGGGTATTGCAATGGGATACATCGTAGGGGATAACAGGTATAAACGCTTTAAGACTCTCTTCAATTCGTTTACTAATGTCATGTCTAAAATGAACGAAGCAATGAAGGACGATAAGATTACTGAGGAAGAGGCACAGGCAGTATGGGATGCCGTCTACCAGATGTACAAAGATATCCTTGCTAAAGAAGCAACCAAATAAATCCCCTTTTATGATTTGTAATTGTGCATTGGCAGGAACATCAGCATGTTCTAGGTGTAGTAGTAATCCATACGCCGCTATGAATAATTGGTCTACTTTTACAGTAACCGCAACCGGAGGAACAACGGGCATTACAACAGGGGATCCATGGAAACACCGTTCAAGTGGAATGAGATGTAAAACCTGTATGTTCTTTGTTGATAAGGTAAGAGGAGAAGGAAGTAATTCTCCGATTGGAAGGTGTCGTAGACATTCCCCTGCAATGAATGGATATCCTGTAGTATACTTGGATGATTGGTGCGGGGATCATAAAGTAGACGAGAATAAGATATAACAGGAGTAGATAAAGATTCAGGTGAGCAATAGACCTCATAACCCCGATGGATGGGAATTTCATAACCAACAGAAGAGTATTGCACGTAACGCTTTAGAGAAGGAGAAACTTACTCTTAGTGATCTAGCCGCGCTCTCTATTGATATTAAGTTCTGGAGGGTAGATAAAGGAGATCCCGATAAACCTAACTACGCTTTCCTATTAGAGATGAACAAAGAGTTTGAGAAGTTCCGTAAGAGTCACAAGCACTACGAAAAGAAACTCTCAATGAAGGAACGTATTGCTCTTAACCAATCCGGTAAGTTCTTACTATCTCTCTATAAACAGGATTCCGCTTACTACGAACGTATCGGAGGGCATGTCTGTATCTTCATTGCTAATGAGGAACTCTGGAAGAAGGATCACGTTAAAGCGTTGGAATTCTACTACGATTGGTGGAACCAGAACGATATTCGCGGATACTCTAAGAAATGGATTAACTCCGCATGGGTGACTCTCATAGAACTCTACCAGGAGAAGGAATTCGTCAGGATGTCTGTAGATTGGATTATGGAGTATCTCCACGTACACAAGGAAGAATGGCAAATGGATCCGGAGTTTCATCCTGACAGGTGGTATCCAAAGGGTAAAGGACAGATTACGCATCTTGTAAGCGGGAGGACAGATTGAACGAGAAGTTGACAGAAGAGAACTATAATCCTATTCTGGATAAGAACCTTGAATTCCTCCTGCAGTTCGAGAACGTAGAGATAGAGCATCCTGTATTCAAAGCACTTGGAGATGCTTACTTCTCAGATGGGAATGATCCGGAACTTATGAAAAGACTCTACGATGATCCCAACTTAACCCTGCTCTTTCAGAATATGGAATGGGCGAAGAAGTTCGATAAGGAGGAAAAATACGCAAAGTCATTTATAAATCTTCTGAGGATATTGGTAGTACTCTACGCAACGAATGGATGGGCGCGCTCCCGAATAGGTTGGTTTATGTGGGCAGTTGTATGCGCGGCGAATCCCAATAGTCATTTCCCCCTCACATGGGAAGGTTGCTTTGAACCCGCGAAGTGGTACTATGCAGGAGAAACACAACGAGCACCAGATAAAGAATACCGCATTAACTCCGAATCTAGCGGAGGATTCACCATCCCCCCACTTGATTAAGAAAGGGGAACAACCCATCTCTTTTAGTATAGACTTTTCTGTAGATTCCGATTATCAAATATCCGGATGCGCTCACTTCGAGGACGTAGACCGCGAGAATGAAGTAATAGCAATAAAGGCGATTAAAGAATCCCTTACTAACTTCATGAAGCATCCTATACTCCACTATCAGCATACTGAGCGACCTATAGGTACCTTTACTGAATGCGTGATTAAGGGTAAAGCGTTATTCGTTAAGGCGAACGTCTACGATACACCGGATAACGCTGATGCATGGGAAGAGATAAAGACGGGTAAACTGAACGCATTCTCAATCTATGGGAAGCGTAAGATTAGTTCGCCCGAGTGTAAGCTTAGACCTGAGCAAAGAATGTCTCCTTGTCGCACAGATGCCCTTGATTTATGGAGCATTTCAGCAGTAGGCAAGCAAGTGGGCACCCATGAAGTAAACGAGCATACCTTCTTAGACGTAGTTAAGGCATTCTCAGATTATTATAAAAATGAGGATATATTAATAAAGGCAGATACTACAGAATCTACACTGATTCATACGACTACTGACGGAACAAAAGGAGGTAGGAGGAAGGATACTATGGAAGATGAAGATGTTCAAAAGTGTTCCCTTGAAAAAGGGGATGGCGTTGAACACTATACGGAGAATCAGGAAGCACCCTCTGGAACAGAAGAGGTACTGAAATCGGATGAGCGAAACCCCTCGGAAATCGAGAAGAGATTAAAGGGGGTAGAAGAGATCCTTGCTAAACTGGTAGAATCTGATGCGCAGGTACATGCCTCAAAAGCAACATCAGAGGATACCGATGGTAAGAGAGAACCTATGCCTGTAGAAAAAGGCGAGGAAGAAGAGAAGGATTTAGAGAAATCCGAAGATAAGGAGGACGAAATGGAAGATAAGGAAGAGGTTCAGAAAGCAACCCCTGTTGAAGAGGTTGTTGAGAAGGCACTCTTAGAGGAACCTGTTGCTGATATTATTACTAAAGCACAGATGGATACCTTTACGAAGGCAATCAATGATGAACTAACACTAATTAAGGCACGAATTGAGAAGATGGAGACTGAAACTATTCAGAAGGGTGGCATTATCGCTATCATCCCTGAGCAGGTGGCAGAACTTTCATCTTCAGAAAGGAATGCAAATATATTCGGAGTGTAAATATGAGAGAAACTGTTACAAGCGAATACGCCGCACAGATGGCACAGGCAATGTATCCTGCCGGAGTTTACGATGGGATGCCTATTAACCATATTGGTGCTCAGATTACGGCGCAGGAACGCTTTATTAAGGCACAGGAAGGCAAGCATGTTAGTATCATGCCTGTTGCAATTCCTGAGTGGGATGAAGTTCTTAGGAAGGCAATCTTCTCAGATCCCTATGCAGAGGCACACGAAGTTAAGGAACTTCACGATAAGAACGTTGACTATCTCCGAAAGGCACAGCACAAGGCAATTGATATCCTAGAGAAAGCAGATTCAACTACTTCACTCGCTAGTTCCTTTATGCACGTTATTGCAGATCAGAACGTCACGTTCCTCTACAAGCGTCCATACCCGCTACAGGCAATTATCCCCGTTGAAGCTAATATGGGTAAGACTGCCTCTTGGGATATCGTAGGGCCATACGAAATTGCAAGTGCAGCAGCAGGTTCAGAAGATCCACCGCTTGTTGAATCCGATATTACCGCGCACAACCAGATGGATACCGTTAAATACCTCTACGCAGTTGGAAGGTTAACAAAGGCAGTTAAACTCGCCGGACTTACTCAGATTCCTGCTAGGGATGTAAAGGCGATTCGTATCGATATGGCGCAGGATGCAATGCGCGCGCTTCGTGAGAGGATGATGCTTGGTGTTACCCGTAACCTCCAGAGCACTACGAACAACTTCCAGAGCGCAGGAGCACTTGAATACAAGGGTATTTACGAACACATTAAGGCGAATACCGCTACTCCTACCTACGTATCAGCAGCATCTACTGTAGATACCTATGGTGAGATCATGGCACAGTTGGATATTTCGTATAATAAGATGGTGTTATACGGTATGCAGCCAACTCTCGCAGTTTGTGACTATACAACCTTCGGTATCATCAGGCGTGGACTCGCAGAATACATCCGCTACGGTGGAGAACCTGTTAAGACGATTGCTCCCGGTGTCCAGAAGATTGATCTCGTATTCCCGAACAACAGTGTATCGCTTATGCCTCACCCATTCCTGCAAATGACTACTGGCGGTCAGTATGGAAACATCTTCCTGCTTGATACCCGTCTGTGGGCGCGCAGGGTGCTTTGGCAGGATACCTACGAGGAACTTGCGAATATCAACACCAGCGATAAGTTCGTAATCTCCGCAGCAGAAACTCTCATTGATAAGAGTGATGTTGACGGTTCATCTTCTCTGCATGGTGGAGTATTTGGTATTACTACCTAAGGAGGGAAAGAAATGTCTTACGTAGAAGCAACAGGATATGCAAGTGGTGCATTCGTTCCGGCAGTTATCAAAGTCGCGCATGTTAACAAGGCAGCGCAGGGAGATGGTGTCTGGTTCAAGAATGAAGCAGGAGTTATTCCTGTAGTTGGCGTTCTTACGTCGAATGCTACAATCGCAGCAACCACGAATTCCAATTTCCAGTATAACTCGGTGCTACTCAATAACACAGTAGCGTATTCAGCAACTGCAACTCAGATTCTCTACGATAACTGGAGTGGGTTAGCAGCAGTATCGCAGCGTTCTACGGGTAACTTCTACCTGTATAACGGAAGCACGAATGAGATCATGTATGTGGTTAAGGATTCAGCACCCACAGCAGGATCTGGAACCTTTGATGTAATCAGGGGATGTCTAGGTACAACCGCAGCAGTAACCGCCGATAATAACGTGCTGTTCGTAATGAACAGTCTTATCATGGGTAACGTAACTGCCGGAGCACAGATGATCTTCTATATGGCAATGCCGGAAGATCCAAAGGCAACCTTCACTGGCGTTCCAACCACAGGAGAGTGAGGTAAAGATTCCTAACGAGGGGAAACTCTCGTAAATCTTTATTTACGTTAGGAGGAAGAAATGTCATGGTTATATAGACACCTTAAGATGAATCCTGTAACGTCAGGACGCGCGGAAAGCGATCTATCGGTACAGAACTTCACTTCGGTCACGCTTAATTCGGATGTATCATCCCTTAATCTAGCGCACACCAGACAACCAACCATTAACTTCAGTACTGCTAATATTGCTATATTCGCATCTACTGCTACTCCCTGGTTAACAGCAACTACTAACGCTGCAACCGCAGGACCAGGAAGTTTATGGTTATGTTCGAGTGGAACCATATTCATTAAGACAGGAACAGGAGCAACTACAGGATGGATATCTGTCCTTGCAGTAGCAACCTAATCTTATAAATTTTTATAAATTGATGAAAAGGAGTTGAAAAATGGCATACATTACGCAAGATGACATCCAGATGTACACCGGTTTTAGCAGCGCGGATTTCAAAAATAACGGTGTAACAATGAATGCCACCCAATGGGCGACCTTTGCATCCTCGGTATGCGATAAAGTCACGCAGATGATTAACCGTTTCTGTAATGTAGATACCTTAGAAACACATACTGCCACCGAATACCATTCCGGACGAAATGACGGCGCGCAGGACTTCCGCAATTACTTTACCTATATTGCTAATAATCCAAATACTCAGTTCTATACCGATCTCGATAAGACGTTCTACCTGTTTGAAGTCTGCCAAATAGCAACCTCAGTAGTAGTAGAAGAGGATATAACCACTACGAGTACTCCTAACTGGACTACAAGAGATCTAAGAACTGCAACTGCTACGGGTGATTACGATGTATTACAGCATAACGATCTTACAGCAGTACGTTTTCTTAATAATGTTCCTCAGTATGGTAGAGATAATGTTCGCATATCCTATACTGCTGGATACGCTTCTGGATCTGCGGAACTCGATGCGATAAACCTTATAGCAATAGAACTCGCTACGTCCTTGCTTTTGAGGAAAAAGAAAGTTGCCGAAGCTACAACCATACGTGGTACCGGCGTGAGGGATTACAGTCCTATGTTTGAACTCATGGGAGAGAGGTACATCATGAGTCAGGATATAAAGGATCAACTCATCCCATACCGCCGTCACATGCTTCTTGATGACGTTTATAGTCCATTCTGAGGTACCATGTTAAAAATAAGGGTATCTTGGGATAAGAAACCCGATTTAACTGAACTAGTCAATGAGATCCACGATACCTTTGGAGAGCAATTATATCTAGGTGCAGTAGAGTCAACACCAGTACGAAGTGGAGTTACCTCTTCTTCATGGCATCAGACGCGTACAGACTCAAATACAACGGAGATCACTAACGACTCCTATGCAGGAACCTATCAGATCCTATCTTTGCTCCATGAAGGCACTCGTCCTCATAGGGTAGGAATGTTCTGGTGGCGCGCTGCACAGGCATTCATTAGACCGGGATTAAAAGTCAGTATCAAACCGAATGCAATTGCAATTCATGCGGTTGAATCATCGCGTGGGTTGCCTGAAATACGTCAGAAGGGAGAAAGACAAAGGTACTTCCAAGCGGTAGAATTTTATTCATATCATCAGGATCTAACAAAAGCAATAGAGAAAGGAACAGCGTTAGCAGTAAGGAGGATGAATTCTAAATGACATGGTCGATTCAATCTGCAACTAAAATGGCAACGGTAGTTACAGCGATTAGCAATCTTATTGCCACGAATGCAGCAACACTGGGCGGGATTGTATCAGTACAGGAGAAGGATGAGCATCCGGGTGTTGCGTTAGAGTCAGGGTTAATCCCATGCGCGTATATCCTCCCCATCATAGAGGGCAAATTACAGACGGAATTCGATATGGGGCATGATGCACTTAGAATGGACTTCCCTGTAACTATCTTGCTATATTATAGATCAGACGATGTTAATTCATTTATAGCAACCAATAGGAATTACGCACTACATCTGATTGATATTATTAATAATAGTTACGCTCTTGGTGGATGGCAGACGTATAAGACTGAAACCGAATTGGGATACTGGGAATCGTCAGGAGATATAGTCCATTACTCCATAACAAAGGTTACAGGCAAACTCTGGTTCTAACCTAAAATTACCCTTACCCTTTTATAGCATTTTCTTTATATTAATCAACTAATTTTATTCGGAGGAAAAAGATATGGCAACTGTATCATGGTTTGCAGATTCCGCAGTTCTTACTATAAGAGATACAACGGGAACTACAACCAATAACGTTCCGGTGGCGATTCTACAAGAGGTTGAATTTACACCTAGTTTTGAGCATGTTGAGTTATACGGAATGGAGTCTATTAAGCGAGCAGCAGTAGCGAAGCATTCAATGAAGGTTAATGTTACCGCTAAGTTCGCAGCATGGGATCCACAGAAAGATTATATCATGTGGAGTGTTCTTAACGGCACATTTACAACCACAAGTACTACCGGAGTTAATGATTCTGGTGCGTATAGGAATAAGGAAGCGTTATTCTGCCTTGTAGCAACGGTAACTGAGTCTACCAACGCAGCAAGCACACTCACAATCACCGCAACCGGGGTTTACTTCACCGAAGTACCATTCAAACTCACTCAGCATGAATTCATAGTAAGAGATCTTAAGGGAACTGCATCTGATATTTCATTCGTATATGGTAGTGTATAGGAAGTCTCCCTGTTCACCCCCCAATCAAATATTTTAAAGGATAAATCTTATGGAACCTCAAGAACTATCGCAGAAACTAACGGAAGAGCGTCAGAAGATGCTAGAGTCAGACGAAAGAGTAAGAAAGATGATCCTTTCGTCAAAGGAAAGATATAAAGTTGTTACCATCGGGGAAACAGAGGTACGCATCAGACCTACGATTCCTAGGGATGTTCGTAGACAGATTGAGAAGATTACTAAGTCTGATTCAAGCGTAGAGGATTCCGAAGTACTAATGTACGAATTGATATCCAGGATGTGCTTAGACGACCCGTTTGATAAAGCTGATACATGGGAATTCGTGGACAACGAAACGGGTGAATGTATGTCTTTCTTAGCAGACATATACAAAGCAGCGTTAGATACAGAGGCTAACATAAAATCCTTTCGCAGAGAGTGATTCTGGGCAGATGCTCATAGAACTGGTGAAGTTAACAGGGAAACTTCCCTCCGAACTTTATTTATCTATGAGTCAGGAGGAAGAGATCTTTATGTGTTATGCTGTGGGAACTGCATACGAAAGATGGAGTAGGATTTAATTGGCAGGAGAAGGCGTTAATCGGGAGGTAAAACTCACTATCGTTACCGAAGGCGAGGAAGAAGCAACCCGTAAGATAAATGATGTTATTAAAGGATTGGGTGGATCTATAGGGGGATCTGGTGCAATTGGTGTTGGTTCTCCCACAGCATCTGGAAACATCGCAATTGATGCATTAAAATCACAAAGTATAGAATTGAAAAAGCAGGCAAAATCTATAAGTGCATCAATACAGGAAGCAAAGAAAGAGATATTCTCATTAAAGGGAGTTAAAGGAGAGGATGCTTCAGAGAGGAGGCAGGAACTTTCTGATACAATACAGCAGTTGCGATTAGATCTTGGAGATCTTAGTATAGAAGCAAAACAGAATGCCATTGATACGGCAAAGTCAAATGCAGTAAACGCAGCAGAATTAAAGATTAAGCAGGATATGAAAGATAAGTTAAGTGGCGATATAGGGGACATAAAAAGATTGGAGAAAGAAAACAAGGAACTTGGAAAACAGACTAAAAATACGGCTGGTGCATTAAAGGATGCAGTTGCTCCGGCAAACAATATGCGACAGCAGTTAACCGGAATGTTAATATGGATGCATACATTCCGTGTATTCGGTGAGTATTCTGGCGTACTTAAGAACCAATTCACAATGCTAGGTAACGCATTAGGGATGATTATGAATCAGATACTCATTCCACTCTATCCCATACTCATAGGAATCACAGTAATGCTTTATAGACTTTCTTCAATTATTGGATATGTAATGAAGGCAATGGGGAAGTGGCCCTCTGCAATATTCGCTGCTATTGTTGCTGGATTAACCCTCGCTAAGTTGTTTGGATGGTTAAACTGGACTATATTTGGACATAGAGCAGCAGTAGACGCAGATACCGCAGCATTACTAAGGCATACCGGGGCATTGGGAGTTGCTTCTGGTGGTGCTGTTGCGGCAGGTGGTGCAGGACTCGGTGGTGCTGCTGCCGCTGCTGGTGCTGGTATTAGTTTTGCGTCTTTGGGTGTCTTTATAGGTGGTGCTATTGCAGGCATTTTAGGTACTGCGGTTGGTGCAAAGGGAATATTCGATGTATCTCAATCTGCAATGTTCGGGCAAGAAAAGTATCCCGTTAAGAACTGGATGCCGGGATTCAAAGATCTTGCATATGCGGGTGGAGACACAAAGCGCGGATGGGAAAAGATACTTGCAGAAAACTCCGCAGCACAGAAGACGAATCAGGAAAATGCAGTAAGGGTAGCAGAAAAGCATTTGGGAGAGGCAAAGGTTGCTAATAAATTCGCTAAGGAACAGACGCAACCTTGGTATATGACTATAAAATCCTACCTTGCAGGAATATTCGCACTATTAGCTGCTCCGTTTAACGCTCTTGCTACTGCTGCTAAGAATACCATAGGTGCTGCAATAGATATAGGAAAGGCAATATGGGATTGGTTAATGCTTTCTTTAAAGAACACTTGGGATGCAGTTACAGCAATTGGTGGAGCGATTCTACAATGGTTTAAGGATTCCCTTGGTAATACATGGGATGCAATTATGGAAATTGGAGGATTAATAAAACAATGGGTTAAGGATGGTTTTAAAGATCCGGTGGGGTTAGCGTTAGCAATATTGGATGTTATTATTGGATGGGCGAAGGAAGAATTAAAAATAACCGTTAATCTCGCTTTAACTATTATGGGAGAGATTATAGAGTGGATTAAGAGAGAATTTAAAACAACATATGATTTCGCGGGTAAGATTGCTGAGATCATTACTAAATGGGTAGAAACTACACTTCCTGGTGGCACTATTGTAGCAGGTGGAATGCGAGAGGGTGCTGGAATTGTAGATAACGCTAAGAATACCGCAGTAACAGAAGGATCTAAAGCGATTACAATTACCGTTAGTAATACATTCCATGGAATATCAGATGCCAAGCAGATTGGTGAAACAATTGGAAACGATATATTAAGAATACTAAAGGATGGAAGGAATACGGTGACTTTCTAATGCCCTCTTATGTTAATATTGTAATGTATAACGATCAGGGTACACCACTGTATCTTTATAGACTCTCTCCCGGTGCAGCAGTATCAAGACAAGTGAATATTGGAGGGGGGAATATCCTTGCTTCTATTCCATTCGCGGGATTCTTTGGTGTCCCGATGGGTTTAATAGAAGGAAATACCGTTAGTGTTACCGGACAGATGATGTACGATCATAATTCCCGCAAACCCATAACTGTTTTAGAAGAGATCAATAACCTCGCTGTTTTCCATAATGCAACCGGAAGTACAGACCTTGATTTAGTAAATGGGAGATGGCATCTGATACTTGTGGATACCGTTTCATCTACGGAAACCATTAACTATCAGGGATTACCTAAAATGATGACGTATAATATCGTATCAGGAGAGGGAGATATCTGTAATTATACAATACAATTGGATCTGGTGAGTTCATAATGGCAATTAACGCAGCGAATTACAAATGGTACCAGTCAGCAGTATGGAATGAAACAGCAACTAACGGGGGTGCAATTACCTCAGCAACGATTACCTCCACACAGATAGGGAATACATTTGCTACTGTTTCTAAAGCATATGCTCTTACAGGTACCACTAACTACAGGAAGATTTACTTTAAGAATGAGGATTTAGTTACCTTCCCATCGGCAACTCTTTATATTTCAGCAACCTGCACCTCAACCTATGCTAACCTGTTTTGTTGTAAAGCAACCTCAAATACAGACACACAGGCACAAGCAACCACGTATACTTGGTACCAACCCTTTGCTCATACCGATCCTGCTGCTTTAACCTTTGGTGATATGGCAACTACTACGAGCACCTCAGTGTGGTTAAAAATGGTGATTAATCCAAGATGCCCGGGATTCGATGCTAACCAGTTTACTATAACGATGACTGATACCTACTAGGAATAAACATGGTACTCTTCGCTAACGGTAGTTTTGAAACAGGTTCTTGGCCTGATATAGATAACTGGACGTTAGGAGGGGATGCTACCACAATAGAACATTCTCAGATACACGTTGCTTTAACTAGTGATGGCGGTAGTTGGAGTCTATATCTTAAAGCGGGGAATGGTTCATCTTATGCCTCCCAGACGTTTACTAATACCGGAGTAAGTGGATTTGTATTCGATTATAAGTTCCAGAATACTATAAGTGGAATACAGGATCTTAAAATAACGATTAACGGGAGTTATGAGTTTAGTATTCCTCCTGCTGATTTACTCACACATCATTATATATTTAATAGAGGAAGTCTTTTTAATTCTGATATAACTTCTATAATGTTTGAGGCAAGAGATCCGTGGGATGAGGCAGCATTAGAAGTATACATAGACGGGGTGGTTATAACCGCTAATCCGGATCCAACTCTTATAAACCTTACGGGGATACAGGATATATCAGGTTTAGATCATCCTGTAGCTCTTACAGGGATACAAGATATAGCTGGGATTACGCATGCAGTTGATTTACAGGGGATTACTACTGCTTCTCATGGAGTTGCATCTACGTTCAGGTGTGATATAAATTGAGGATAACATGACTTCCTTCGATATGACTAATATTAAGAACCTCGTTATCCAGAAGAGGTTTAGACAGGTTCCCATCTGTGATGTAGATTTCTATAATGTAACTGCATCTCAGGCAACAATGATTAAAGAAGGGAAGGCGCAGAACTGGTATGTTAACGGGTTTCACCAGTTTACAGGCATTATAAAAAGGATTGATAAAGACGATAATAAACCCGTATGGCACGTTCACTCAGAAGGTGCAGCATGTTTACTAAGAGATACTCTTCAGGAATCAGATACAATCTATCAGGGTACGTTGGTATCTACTATCTGTAAAGCACTTCTACCCACATTTAGTGCTACGAAATGGTCACTCAAATGGAATCAGTATGGGGTAGATTATTCAGACTGCCCGCAGGGAGTTACGGAACCTAAGTTATGGTACCATGTTACCCCGGGTTCCTGCCTCTCACATTTATCTAATGTAGTTAGATTAGGTAAATTAGAATGGGAAGTAGATCAGGCGATTGAATCCTATGATTCGGAGGGTAAACCTAAGTACGGAGATTATATCTTCAGGATCTCTACTCATTTGGGGGATATCTCCGCTAACACTTCGTATGTAAATAATACTAATGCATTCCAGTTAGTTAAGAAGCAGAACCAGGATAAGGTATTCACTTCAGTTCAGGCAGTAGGAAGTTCTCCGGAATCAGCAAGGATGACATCTATTATAACTGCGGATTCAAACTTCACTAAGTTCTCTACGTTAACTACTACTGAAAGTTATCTTACTAATGCTATTACCGCTACCGCTACGATTATTCCCGTAGCTGATACTACATGGTACTTCCCACCCGGGTTGGTTGCAATAGATGCTGAAATGTTTACAATCATAGGTAAAACCGCTACCACACTTACTATAACCAATACAGCATCAAGAGGATATCTTAGTACCGCCGCAGCACATCCAATAAACGCTGATGTATTAAACCTCCATGAATTCAGGTTCTCTCCGGATGCGTCTATATCTATCAATGGTAATATCGTAATAGGTTCAGAATCTATGACGTATTCTAATAAAGCATCTGGTAGGATATATGGAACAATAGGCAGGAATATTAAGGGTATTACTTCTGCTGCTACCTATGCATACGCTCACCACGCAGGAGCAATGGTACGTCCTCGAGTACTAATACCGGAATATGATTCCTATGCATCCACCTCTACTTATGGCAACGGGTTGAAGCAGACTACGATAGATGCTATGGGCGCAATAGACCAGGATGGTGTAGATTTAAAGGCATCTATTATATTAAGGACGACTGCTACCTCTCAACCATATGGATCCTTTTATCTTACTGATACGGATGTCTGGAAGAGTATTACATTAGGAGATAGAGTATTACTTACTCAGGCGGCAACATGGATAGATTCAACTACCACTGTTGCTTCGCACGACCCTACTGATGGAAGTACACATTATCTTTACAACGTACCCTGTAAGATCAAAGCAACTCCGGAAGTAATAGATACCAGACTAATAGGAGTAACCTGGAACCAGTATAAACCAGTACTTCTCGAGTATGGTGATGTTGATATGTTTATCCTGGATGACTTCGCTAATGCTAATAAAGCGTATAATACCGCGATTAACAGGAATGCTAATACTACTCAGGCAACAGTTCTTACTGTTTCCGCTACGGATTCAACTCAGGTTCTATTAAGATTAGGTGGAAGTATCGGGGATGTGTGGGCGAAGAAGGTATGACTGCACCCGGGGATAAAGTAAGCGTAGTAATGGGAAGTGATGGTAAGTATTACTGTAAGTCTACTCCTAGTGTTTCTGTAGGCAATAATTTACAGGCATTTATGGGTTCTGATGGGAAGTGGTATGCCTCTAAGTCCGGTCCTCCTGTTGTGGGTGCTAATATGCTGGTATCCTTAGATTCTAGTGGTAAATATATTGCACATTCTTCTGTGGGAATAGTTGGTATAATAATCGGACTAAATGGATTTATTAAAACAACAATAGATAATTGTACGAATTTTATAACAAGTACTAAAATAGGTGATACGGTAATTACTTGTATAGAAAATAATAACAACAGTAGGATTTTGTCCGGTGGTGGTGCTAATGGCTCTATTGCATATTCTACAACATATGGTTATAGTTTTGCACCATTAAAAACACCAGATACCAACGGATTTTATAACTGGCCATCTATATTTAATTCTGGTGGACTTTTATTTGTTGCCGGGCAGTATTATTTAAACTATAATTGGCATCCTGTATTGTATTCTAGTATAGATGGTGGCGATAACTGGATAAAAAAGATAGACCCTGGAACCTCTGGTGGGGGGGATAAATGCCTTAAGGTATTTTATTGGGGATCTAATTACATATGCGCATGTATTAATGGAAATGATACAGATATCTATACCTCACCCGATGGATTGACTTGGTCTATAGACCATACTCTAACAGGGATAATATTAAATTGGATTATTTCTGATGGTTCTATTATATATGGTTATATGACCACCGGGGGGAGTAATTATTCGTTTTCATGTAATGATAATCTAACTACTATAACCCCTATAACTTCAGCTGGGAGTTACCATCTGTTCTTTTATACCGATACTAATTGGTTTAGGGTATTAAATACAGATAATAAAAAACTTGAAAGATATAACGGTTCAGCGTGGGATCTGATCCTAACAACGGATAAGCAGATTTATTCAGTATATCAATTGGATTCTTATATTGCTGTTTCTTGTGGGTATGGGGTTAATACAGATTCAAGAGTATATTTATCCTCAAATTCGGGGGTATCATTTGATGAAATTTATAATTCTAAAGGTCTTTATGGAACTGCTATAACTGCAATATGTTTGTTTTTAATGTAGAAAGAGTTATATACCCTGCTACAAAATTTTAACAATGGATAAAGACTACCTGCTTGAGTACGATCATAGTGTCTATGTTATGACTCTATACGAAGTCATGGTGGACAACTCTGGGTTAGGGGTAGGGCATCCTGTTAATGTGGGATTCGCTATAGACAGGAAGACTTCTGAATTGGGGTTAGAAATCTAATGGATGAGAAGTTTTTAGAGGATGCACTTCCTGAGTTCGATACCATCTGTTGTGGTTGTGGGTTCGCTTTACATCGGGTTGAGATTGCAGCCGATATTAACGGAGGGTTTACCGACTTCGAGAGTAAGATACACGGTGAGGTATCCGTATGCTTCTGCGGTGAATGCTGGATTAAATTCAGGGAGTTAGTAGATACCGAAATGCCTGCTGCAATAGCGCGGAGAAGAGCATTGGAAAATACAGATAAAGCAGATAGGGGAGAAGTATTCCGCTTAGATAATAATACAGATAACGTTGATATAGAGGGAAAGATAGACGAGAATATGCAGGACTGAACTTTGGATGACCCCCTCTGCCTGCACCAATCACCTACTCATTTTTGGATACATTTTTAATACGCTTTAAGGTGATGCAGGTACCATTACACTCTCTATTGCAGCCAAAATTGAGGCACCTAGATCCATCCCAAAGAAGATGAATACAAGTATAGACTCTATAGGTTTTCTTTTTCTTGCTGTTTCGCATACCAGTTCCTCTTAGGATTATCATCGAACTTCCTGTAGATACCTGTTAGGAATGCTTCTTCCTTTTCTGTGAATTGTGGGAGGCAAGCAACCATCTCTCGAGTACACTTTGAGATAGGATAATGTCGCTGAATAAAAGTGTCTAAAAATTCCTCAAAATAGGGAAAGACTAACAGAAGGTTCTCTGCTTCTTCTTTCGATAGAAATGTTCTATAAAGTTTAAGGTTAGGATTTATCATTTAGTTTCTGCAATTCTCGAAGAACCTTCATGGAGATTAAACAATTAACAGCTCCGTAATCGGGGATCGGTACGAGATACGGTCTGAACTCCGGATCGTTCTTAAGATCCTTCATGAGATCCATTATCGGGTTCTTGCTCTTTGCTAGTTCCTTAATATTACCCTTCTCTAATTGTTCCTTAATTTCTCCCTCCATTTCCTTAAACTTCTGCTCTCTTGCCATGTATATATCTATTCTCCTTCTATTATAATATTCTTTTTATGGTAATCGTAAATGCCATGTGGAATTACTTTAATCTTATCTGGTGGGATGTTATAATACAAGTTTATAGCAACTTTATCAGCATTAGAGTGAACGACATATGAAGATGCTAACCTTCTGATAAGTGCTCCCATTATCCTGCTATACGTGCGTAGTAAGATGTTAGAGTGCTCCATAGGATCTATTGTTTCGTGCATCTCTATAATGTAGTTTCTTCTATAGAATAGCATGATGAAGAGGTACATGTGAGCGACGGATGAAGTCCACCATTCAAGGATTACATCGTGATTAAGGTATCCTCCTGCACGAATCCAAGTAAAGGGATTGTACCAGTCTAGTAACTCAATCCAACACCCTGTAAATATATGTGTTGTATGTGCATTACCTACTCTATCTTTTCCAGGGAATAGGAATTTAGGGAGCATGTTTCTGAAAAGTATGACATTAGGATCCCGTAAAGAGTTAGAAAGTGATACAGTGTAATGCGAGATACCTGATTCAAACCTATGAGATGGCCCTATGATAGTAGGGTTAACGACATCCCATTCATTAGCAAGTTCTTTGAATGTCATGCCTTTTGGAATAGGGAAGGGAGCATATTCAGACAGGATTAATGCGGTTCTTATAACCATTCTCAACCGCTTTGGATCCTTTACACATATTCCACCCTCATATCCACGCATAGACTCCCTTAATCCTCCTACATCAGTATAAACAATAGGTAATCCAAATGACATACCTATATGCGCAACTCCGGATGATGATGCTCTCAGGTAGGGAAGTACCAATACATCAGCACGGTTAAAATAAGCAGGGATTCTAATATCATCAACATAACCACGAATAAATTCAATTTTAGGGTTATTAGTGAGTTTCTCAATAATTGTATCATCTTCCCATACCTCTCCAACTACTAGTAACTTAACGTCTAGATCTCTAACTGCTTCTATAAGTAATTCTAATCCCTTGTAAGGACGAATCAATCCAAAGAAGAGTATGGTTTTCATATCCACTCTATAAGTTTAGCAGGATCGTTGATCATCTTCTGGTGGGGGCATTCGATTACCATAAAGGTAGGCATGTCAGCAGCAAGTGTAAGGATCTCTACTTCTGTTTTCCACCTACAGGGAAGGGATTGTAAGTGGGTTTTACAATCGAAGCAGGGAGATGTGTAACTCATGCTACCAGATGCTTCCACTTAATCCAGAAGTTCTCTGCCTGTTTCATTGTTACAGGGATACCCATCTTATCATCGATAATCTTCCTTACATACGCTATTGTCTTTTCCTCACCGAATTTACGTAGATAATCCTTAATGCCTTCTGTTTCTGAGATGAAGATCCTCTCAGCGTTCGGCATGAACTTCTCATTAATCTCTGTTGGTAGGACAAAAGTGTCCAAAAACCACTGGATTTTACCAGATAAATTAATATTCGCTGCCTTCAAAGCCTCATCTTGTGACCGATATATCGTGATACATCTAGGAACCACGCGGTCTAATTTTTTCTCTCTTCCCCTACTCTGATCGTTATTCATCGAATTCTCCTTTATTATTTGCCTCTAATATCTCTGATAGCATCATCTTCTGTGCAAGGAAGTGTCTCTTCCTCTGTGTAATGATATGATCTGTATCCAATCGCTGTATCAAAGCAAGTTGGGATTTACAATACTCTTCAAGTTTTAAGTTAACCATCACATATATATTGAAAATAGGTATATATAGAGTTTACTCATCCCTATAATTGTGTCCGTGTACCTGAGTAGATTGTACAGGGAAACGATACCCACAATAGCAACAGGTATGTTTCTTGGGGTATCCTCCTTTATGCCCCTGCATTATTGCCTGTAACTGTCCACAATGGGAGCAAGAACATGCAATTTGCCCTGGTAGTAACTTTAAATCATCTGACATCCGTAAACCACTCCTTTGTTATATCTGTTATCATACGATTACCACAGTTAAGACAATGAAACTCTAACTTTGCCATTTTAACAATTTCATCTATTCCTATGAAGCATTTCATTATTGTGCATTCACATTTACTACACTTGATTTCATCTATCATGATCTCTTCTCCTATCTTCTTCCTCATATATGGAGATTACACAATTTGGACAGAAGTCGCGGAACATTTTATTTGCCTCTTCGTATGGCATAGGGAGTGTATAATGAGCATTGCAAGACTTGTTCATGCAGATCATTAGTGGGTGTTCCTCTGATACCTTAGGTGGAGTTTTCTCTTCCTGGAGTTTAGCAATACGTTCATAGAACTGCTCAGCTGTGATCTCAGTTTCCATTATGCATCCTCAAATATAGTTGCTTCCCATTCTCGATCATCAACACAAATCCAGAATCCCTCTGTTGCGTTACCTCTCCACTCTGGATGCGCCCATTGTTTACACTTAGGTGGTGGTGTAGGTGGTACAAAGGGATGGATAATAACATCTTCCTCTTCTTCAATCATCATCACTCACCTTTAATTTAGATAGTGCCTCTGCCTTCTCTACAAGCGACCACACATACCCACGAAAGTACTCCTCAGGTGTCTGTCCACGCTTGCATAGTTTAGCAATCCATGATAGTTCTTCATGAGAGAGAGGGAAGACAACTGCTACATCTGCTTTCTTCCTTAGTTTAAGTGCTTCAATTAAGAGTTGTTCAACAACGACAGATCTAGGGGAGGTACTATCCACTTCATCTATCTGTCTTATAACACATTCGGAGAGTGAATAAGATATAGATCTCCTTCTCTCCCCATCTCTGCGCTTCTTTCCAAACATATACTAATATATATGATATATTCCTTTATATGCTTTTCCTATTAACTTAGTATGAAGTTTCTGAGTAACTTATAAAATATAATTTGACTACTCTTTTTTTCTTAATAATAAAAAAACAGTATACTACTCTGTTGTATAGATTAGAAATTAATAGTATAAATAGTATATGGTACCGGCAAAGGATCCAGAGAAAAGATCCCCCTATAGAAAACTGCTAACTAAGTAAATAGGGTACAGTTATAAAGCATCTAAAAAGAGGGAAGAATTAGGTTATTTGGTTAATCTTATCCTGGATATCCTTAGGGATCTCTACTAACTTACCTGTCCTCCACTTCGTCATAGTTCCTTCGAACAGCAGATCGGTAACAAACAGGATACGCTTAGCCATGCTATCGTCCATATCAGTGAAGTTACCTGTCATTTTAATAGCTTCTACCGCATGACCCATCATATTCTGCCATACGATGATCCTTTGCCTGTCGGGATCCTCTGCCTTTGGTGTATATGCCTTAGGAGCGTACTGAGCGCGGGTACCCTGTTGAACAGGAACACTAGCAGTAATAGCACCAGATACGGGTATGCCTGCCTGAGGTACACCATCTTTACACTTATGGACAGTAACGCCGTCCATATTAAGGGGTACATTCTTCTCCCCCATCTTAACCCATGTTATAGGTTCCGAGCAAAATTTACAATTAGACATTATGGTTCACTCCTAGGGGCAACAGTCATAGCAACATGCTCCCCACAATGCATATCATTAGGGATTATCACACAAACATTTAGCATCGGATTATGTGCGGGTGTATGTGCTAGTGTAACTCTTGTGCACCCCAATCTTTTAAGAGTCTTAAGTGCGGATATGAGATAATTAACATCGTAATAACCAACACTTGTCACCTCTTGTGCTCCCTCTAACTTAACGATACCATATGTATCCATCTTGTTAGTAAGAATTCTATTCATAATACTTTTCCTCCTTATCGCTAATCCGAATTGCGCCGATAATCATGCCTTTCTCATCATAGAGAGGATGATAGAGTCCACCCATATAGGTACCCCATGATTTACGGCAGAAGTCACGATACTTGTTAATCCGATCTAAGTGATCGTCATAAGACGTATCACCAGTCTTTTCTTCACAGTTGTTATGTTGTGACATTCTTTTTCCTCCTATGCAAGGTGGGTGATTATTATTTGAAAACCCCTTAGGGAAACCACCACTTGCGTTGTTCTTGGTAATACCGGATAGAAAGGGGGGCTTTCAACTCCTGTATGTTGGTTAGTATTACCAATTATATATAGGATAAAAGAGGGTATAAAGGTATCTATTCTCGCTTTAATTAAAGGTTAGGAGAGAAAAATTCTCCCTCATTTGGATTACCCGTTTTACGTCTATATTTTGGATCTGTTTCGAGGTGATTCATACATCTAATGGTTAATATACATCCATGCATACAATTTCTATCACAAATATCACAAGTACCAAAACAACTTGGGAATGCAATTGGTTCTTTCTTCTTTGTCATATTTAACTTACCCCTCCCTTTTATATGCAACTCTTATATCACCATCAATACCATACCCTTCAACGCGCTCTTGTACATCCCACATTCTTTGAAACGACAGGCAACCCATGACTCTTTTGCCATGACGAACAACCTGAGAAGGATGAGTATTAGGACATATGAAGTCTTTACGCTCTGGATGAGTCTCACGAATAGCCATAGCAGTAAGAGAAGAAACAATATACATCGTATCTTCAATAACAGGTGGTAACTCCTGAGGGATCCAAACCGTAGTCATAACAGGTATCTTATGAATCCTGCCTAAAATCATTTCAGAAGATATAGCATCAACCACAATAGAATCAGAATTAACCCTTAAACATCCTTTCTGCGGGTAACATACTACAGATCCATCAGGAAGATAAATGTTGATAGAGGGATCGTTAGTAAGATTGATTAGTTTCATCCAACCACTCCAATAAGCTTACAATATCCAGGTTGGTACTCCTCTTGTACATTACCGATCTTTAACTTAGCAGGGATCCATGCCATACATTGATCTTCACGACAATACACAATAGAGAATAGATCATCTACTGTCTGACCAAGATTGGATCTGTGCGGTCTTGACATAAAGGGACATATCTTACTCATAGAAAACAACCCTCCATCCATGATAGTACCCATGATTAGGGCAGACAATTCCTATGAAGGATTGTTCATCAATAAATAAGTTCATTAATTCATCACAAACTGGACAGCGTTCTAGTTTTTTAATTTCTTTAGTTTCCTTTCTTAATTTACTTGTTTTAACTACGGTACTACAACTTATACACCTATATATCTCTTGGGGATAAGCTCCAGTATGTTCAGATGTTGTTCTATAATCCATAGGGGTTTTACCACACAGAGGACATTTCAGGTATTTCATTTTTTCACCTTATATTTACATGCGATACTCTCATTTTCATAAGATAAACCCAAATAATACTCACACTTAAAACATATTTCGTTTGTACCCACATTAAATTTATACAACGGGCATTCCACAATATAATCTACAACATCCAAATAATTAGGTTTCATTCTTTTCAACTCCTTTGTACAATTAGCAGGGAAGGTTGGATTGCTCATCCTTCACTAACACCCTGCATACTAAATATAGGGAAGGGAGGGATATATATGTTTTGTAAAAACAGGGAAGAGAGGGAAAAGAGGGATCACCCAAAAAGAGGGAAGTGCCTAGGAACCCCCTGCGCTCCTGCGCCCGCCAGCGACCCTCCGAGAACTCCGATGTCCTTTTTTATACACCAATGTATATTTTTGTTCACCGATGCACACTTTTATACATTAATGAACATAATTATACGCTAATGTATAAATCTATACGCCAATGTACATAGTTGTCCATTGTAATGTATTACTGCCACGCGGAACAAACAAACGAAAAATAATAAAAGACAATGGATTATACCAACATATTACCGATCATGTCTATATGTTGTTCTATAACGGTCTAATATTGTTCTAATAAATCAGAATAGCATTTCATACAATCAACACAGCATATTGTAATATCATTAGAGCAGATTATCGTTTTGTCTATACTAGGCCTAGTAAATTTATAGACAATTGTATCATTTTGTTCTAGGCCGTGATCATACTTTAGTGCTACTTTATCCCATAACCACCTGGGCTTATAATTCCCGGTGCCAGATATACCTTTAACACGTTTCATAAAAAAAGAGTTAATAGAATTTCCCGGTAGTAATGAAAGACCAGAGACACATTAAGCAGGAGAACCCGAAAAGTAGTTCCAATAATGTTGGAAACTCTTTTAGGTTTAATTTAAATGAACCGTCTGATTCCTTAATTTCTATTAGTGCCGGAATAAAAGATTTAGTCATTAGATCTCCCATTCATCCCATTCTATATATTCATCACATAACTTATCACATTCTACCGATTCTAGTTGTTCATTATCATTTTTTGGGTTAAATATAGGTTTATTACATATCCCACAATAACCACCATTTTCATAAATACATCTCATTTTAAAACATCTCCCTATTACCGCATTCCGGGCAAATATACCCTTTATTATAATGATAGTGTGCAGGACTTGGATCAGTTTCGTACTCAGTACCCTCTATATAATCGTCCGGATTATCTAATAATCTGCCACAATAAGCGCATCGGTCACTATCTGATATTTGCTTAATGATCTTCTCAATAGAATGAGAGTCAACAGATAATAACTCGTTTAATTCATCGCATGTCTCGTAATCTGTAGATTTCCATAACTTCTCATAAGCATCTAAAAAGGTTTTAAGATCACTTTCAAGAGTCATTATTATCATCCTCCTCTTCCTCCCCCTCATTATCCGTGAAGTGATCTCCTATCTCATACCAGTCTACCTCTGATAATGCAGCATTAAGCAGGTCACTAAATACATCGGCCCTATCATTAAACGTGTTCATCTCTTCAACGAGATCTTTCAATGCCTGACCTGCATCATACCTATCTTTAGCGCGCCGAGCAATACGCCGAGCTTCATTATATAATCCTTCATCATTATCAAACCATAAACCTACTAACCATGTTTCGTAGTTCCTCCACCCATTGTAACCTTCATCTGTCATACCTTCACATCTCCCGGTTATATGACTTAATAATCCTTGAATCAATCTTATCTATCCTGGAATTGTATGTAGTAGTTCTATTCCCGGTAATAACAGATCTCCCGGTAATGCCTACAAATAGAGCGCATAACTCAATACGCGACTTCATGATAATACCGCTCCAATACAGACTATTCCATACATAAGAACAATAAGAGCGGACCCAATAACAAAAATAAAATTGTTACTCATAACTTCACCAGCATTCAATAATATCTGAAGCCTGACAAGTTGGTATTAGTACCTCATAGTCAGAATAATCCTTAAGCACTTCTTTATTATCGAACTCTATTAAGAGCGCATAAACCGAGTTATCATCTATACTAATAGAATTGAAATAATAACCCTGGTGCTTTAATTCTTCAATCTCCCCGTTAACCATTGAGCCACCTAAACCATAATACCTTGATAGTTTAGTTGTTTCATCGGTACTCAATATTCCCTTAAGAATATCGTTCTTAACTTCCATCGTTTCCATAATACAACATCTCTTTAATTCCCCTGTCACCACAACAAGAGATACTACTTACTATAACACTATTCATATATATAACTATCATCTTAACAAGTACACTTTAGTTAAAACAAGTAGATATTAATAACAAGAAGATAACAGAAAGTTAGTCCTCCTACTATATAAACCCCCCACATATCATGCAATGCACAGGCAATGCAAAGCACTTAACAAGCGGTAATGGTATACATCAACGCATTACACCACTAGGTGACACTGATAAGCACATCTATATAAACCTTCCGCATCACATCCCAACGATGACGAGTAACTGTCTTTTACTCCTCCGTATAAATTTCTGTATTTTGGCTTTATATATATGATAAATCCGTATTTTTAATTTTTAAAACCAGGGATTATATATATCAGAAACAGATCGTTCGTGGAAATCTGCCGGAATTCCTAAAAGGAGTTCATTCTGAAAAAAGCGCGTACCTGAAAGGTACCTGATTCGTTCTATAATTGCTCTATTTGGTATCTCTAGTAACTCCACCCGTATACTTTTCTAGTCTATAGGATAGGAGGTTTGTTAGTGCTTTATACAGGAGTGTATACTCTTCCCTGTTATCTTCTGATTCTATGAGGGATACTCTTAGGTCAGCGAGTTTCAGGGTAACTAACTCCAGGAGAAGGGAATCGTTCTCTAATAGTTTCTTGCTTGCTTTCTCTGCTTCATACCAGATAGTAAGTTCTTCTAAAAGGGAAATGGAGTTATCTATCATAGTTTACGCCACTTACCACCCGTTCTGCATGGAATATATTCTGCAAGCGGTTCGCCATGCTCATCCGTAGTACTTCTTATGGATCTCCCTATTGTTTTAGGCATTTGGTTTAATTCTTTTGCTAGTTGGTCTGAAGAGATGATAGTTCCACTGGGTAGAGTACTAAGATGTCTTATTATTCGTTTATGTGCGTGTGTAGTCGTCATGAGCCTCCGCATGAATAAGTTGTCATTACATCCACTCTATTAGGTATGAGGGTTCATTGGGTATTTTATAATGGGGGCAGGATACTAATCTCACCCGAGGGGAGTTAACGCCTAGTGTGAGGAGATCTATATCTACTCTCCAGTGGCAGGGTAAAGATCCACTTCTCTTTCCTACTGCACAGTCCTCGCAGGGTTCTCTATTCCACGTCATGGTTCCTCGTATATTTTAAGATCTGCTAGCATTCTAAACCTTCCTTCCATCCAACCATTATACCATGGACCCCAATCTAGTATTGTTAGGTTGTGGCAAGGGTTTTGACTTAATATTGTAAATCTTTCAAGTGCGTTACCGATCATGAACGTACTATCAATATCTTCTTTTGGGATCATTTCTTCTCCTTTCCATGCAGGGCTTCGCCATGTATAGGGCAATCCATGTTCATCCAGAATAAACCATCTACACGTTGTCCATGTCCGTTATCTAGAACGGGGCAGGTACATCCAAGTTCTATTGCTTCGGGACTACCCGGATTCGGTACTTCGCTCATTCCTTTACCTCCAGCATCTTTTTTAGGAAGTTTAATTCGTAGATAACAAGTTCCTGTGGAGTTCTCATGTTTCTAAGATGTAGATATTCTCTAACTTCAAGGGGCGTTTCATGTTCGGTATGAAATGAGATCTCGCTATCTATCAGGTCTAATATCCACTGAGTACCTGCGGTATACGAAGTATACGAAGTACCTAGTGGTTGTTCCGCATGTACATACTGAGTATCCGTAGCGGTTATGGTGGGGTGTGACTTCCCTGCATCTATAGCATAATCTGAGTTCATAGAATTCCTCCAATTGTAAGCTCCTTTCTCTCTGCACGGGTATCTGTTACCTTTGTATACTTCTTGCATATATTACACTTACACCAGTCCTTCGCAGCAGTAACCTTAGTTTCCCTGCATTTGGCATTAGTGCATTTAACGAGGTAGTAGACCATTGTTGGTTGCATATTCCGCATCTCTGCATGTTGTTGTTAGTCTTACAGGCATATCAAATGCTTCCGATATGGGATTACAGCACCAACCTACAATTGTGTCGTTAATACACCATTTACAATCCTTACAAGGAATCATGATACCCCGTTCTTCTTCTTTATTGGATGTTCCTTCTTCCACTCCTTAACCTTCTTTGCCTGTTCCTGTCTATATCTCTTCTGTGCGTCTTTTAATGCTTGTTTCTTAAGTTCTGCGTTTATCTTAATCTCAGGGTGGAGAGCGAGGAAGCATACGGTACACATTTCAGCATCATGCCATCGGTAGTGATTAACTCCATCTTCATGCTCATTCTCGCAGAGTTCCTTTCCTACATGAGTAGCTTGGTGGCAACGTCTGCATAACAGGACACATCCAGACAAATAGAAGTCCATATATGCCTCGTCAGAATTATATTCGTTGCGTCCAGGGTGGTGAACCGTAAGATACTCGGTAGATCCGCACCATGCGCACTTTCCACCCATCTTATGAATAAACTCTATCCTCTTCTGTTTCCACTCAGCACCAACCCATTTCTTCTTAAATTTCTTTCTCCTTGTTGTTGTTCTTCTTGCTTCCGGACATGATACACTTATATCGGTGATTATTCACTCCCCCTCTGCCAATCAAACAACCCTTCCTCAATTTGGGATTTTATCGTCATGATAGCAATAATATAACCCGCATCCATTCCCCCATTAGTAAGGTTCTTTTTAGAGTATTCTTTTACGCGTTCTTCTAACCAAGGCAGGATCTTATCCTTAGCGATATATCCGCAGTATTGTTCGTTAGTACTCATTCTTTCACCTTGTAGTAATATTGTTCTGGATTATACCTTTTAATATTTTCACAATGATTACTTTCACACTGCTTACAGTTTATAGGTGGTACGTCCTTTATATGTGGGTATTTCTCGTAGCATTCGGTTGCGCTCATTCTACCTCGATTTTACGGAATACACGATTCTTATCGCTTTGGCAATGCAGGGTATATCCAAGTTTCATCATATGCCGTGATATTTCTTTCCTAATGTTCCTGATTTTGGGATCTCCTCTACCTCTTTTATGCTTCTCTTCATTTCCTGGATATATTCCATCTAGTATCTTTTCCCTTGAAATTATGGTAGGATATCTCTCCTTTTCTAAGAATCCTATCATCTTATTTCTTAGTTCGTAGTTAATTGGAAACGACATTCATCCTCCGCATAGCAAACCCAAGTGATGATGTATTAGCATTCCTAATCCATCTATTCTTAATCCACCGTCTGCGTGGATTTATCCAATGTGGAATTTTTCCATCGTTGCATACACCCATATTACACATTACTTCACCACTCCGGGGTTCCCCACTTTGATAATCGGGATATTGCTTCTTCTTTGTTCTGTTTACTTACCTCCAACCAGTTTTTATTACAGACAACACAATGGTAACAATCACCACTTGGGGAATAGGACTCACCATGATTTATCATTTCAAATCCACAAATGGGGCATTTTGTCCCATCGCTTACCGGTCTTGGGTCTTCTATTAAAACATGATCGCTCATTTCATCATCCTGGATTTAACAACCACTGTTCCACACATTCCACATTTTTGTATAAATACTCCATTTTAAACCTCCCTTTTAATTGGTTTCATAGACACCCAATCCATCCAATGATCATGCTCCATTTTAGCGAGGCTTATTGAACACATTGTCGTCATATGTGGTTCGTATCTTCTCCATTCTTCTAACTGGTGATAGTAGAGAATCTCATGTACTGCACGTTTAATATCTACAATATCACCCTCAAATTGGTACTCAAACCCCATTCTCTACCCTCTCGTATGACAGTTTAGTTCTCCTTTTGTATCCTAGTTTCGGCAGCATTATCGCTACATGGTACCTGATATCCTTTATTCCGTAGGATACAACTCCTTTCTCCTGTAAGTCAAGCGAGAAGTTAGTTCTTGAAATGTATCTCGGATAATTCTGTTCCTTAAGTAATTCTTCTATAGGTCCTATCATTGCTCCGGAATCCCTACCGTTTATGTAATTCCCTATGCGCTTTTCAGGGTGCTTTAACTTATGCTTAAAGCGGTGTTCCTCGTTGTAATATACTTTAGAGGTTTTATTATCGGTTATTTCCAACCCACATCCACATTTACAGAGTTTCATAAAGGTACACCCTCCTGACGTAATCATCACATATACACCATAACGCTACACACACGTTATACTTTTTACATTCTGATACATGGCATCCATCAATCTGTATTGACTCCTTGCAGTTGAAGCAGGTATCCAACTCATGATAGGATTCCGGATAAGCAGGTTCTCTCATGTTCTCGCTCCGGTATTAATATACCCTATTCCTACCCATAACATCCTTACCGTTATAATTCCCATTAGGAATCCCGCCAATACATCAGTTATCATTTTCTCACCTTCATGTTTTTCATAAATAATTCAAATACAGCGATTGCCGCACGCGCTTTTTCTATCTCAAGTAAAAGATCTTCCTGTTCTCTATGGATATTCTTTGCATCGAATCTCTTTGACTCTATCTCCTTGTAAAGTTCTTTCATCTGGACAGTAGGATCTTCCTCTATCATCTCAGCGATATACCCCATTAAAACGTCACGATACAGGTATTCTATGATAACCACTCCTTTGTATATATAATAATTAGCGTAAAGACTAATAAAGATATTTATATCACCTATTAAATATAATAATCAGTAAATGGATAACGCGCTTTCTCCGATAGAAGAAGATAAATGGTTAGTTTTTAATCAACCTCATGATAAGTGTACTACTAATTGCACGTTTTTTAGTATTTGTCCTATGACGATCTACGCTCCACACGCTGTTTGTCAGGATTTATCAATAGAAGAGAAGAAAAGGTTCTTTCACTTGTTTTTGTATGGTGCAGAAGGACTTAAAAACGAGATTCTGTCAACTTTGTATAAATATTCGGGTAAAATAGACTTCCAGGAACCAAGAGATCTACAGGTTTATTTGGAATTACTCATGAAAGTAAGTAAAAACCTCTACGAAGGCAAGAATGTTACCAAGAATTCTGGAGTTTTCAATATTAACGTGGGTGACTTCAAACCCCCGGTCCACAAGGAACCCATTATGATTATAAATAATGCAAGTGATCCGGAATTAGACGAGCAATCACTCATTTTCAGTGAATTTGCTACTAAAATGATTAAAGAAGCAAGCCAAAGGAAGTCCTCAGGAGGTAGAGTTGGATCTAGAACTCAAACTGCTTCCTAAACAGAAGGAGATCTTTTATGATACGCATAGGTTTAGAGTACTCTGCTGTGGGCGAAGGTTCGGTAAGAGTCAGTTATCCTCCTATATTGTACTCGTATCTGCGTTATCAGCACCTAAAACCGTCTACTATCTCGTTTCTCCCACATACGCGCAAACAAGCATCATCTGGAGAATGCTGAAACTCATCATTCGTGATTGGAATATTCCCTGTCGAATAATGGAGGGTGAGAAGTATATCGAGTTTGATAACTATTCCAGAATCGCAGCGAAATCCGGAGACTCTCCTGACTCTCTAAGGGGGGAGAAACTTCAAGGTTGTGTGCTGGATGAAGCAGCAATGCTCAAGCCCGAAGTATGGAACGAAGCAATTCGTCCTGCACTCGCGGATTCTCCTGGTTCTTGGGCTGTTCTAATTAGTACTCCCAAAGGCAAGAACTGGTTCTACGAAGTCTTTTTAAGAGGTTTAGACGATTCGCAGAACGATTACAAGTCTTTCCAGTTTACTTCATACGATAATCCTATCATTGCTAGAAAAGAACTAGACGAAATGACTTCTCAGATGCCGGAGATGGTCTACAAGCAGGAGATCCTTGCACAGTTCATCGAAGGTGGTGGTGCTGTATTCCGTAACTTCGAGGTATGTATCCGCGAGGATGCCTACGAGCAGTTCAAAGACGGTAGGATATACGTTATGGGGGTGGATCTCGGCAGGCACGAGGACTTCACGGTAATAACCGTAGGAGATCCAGAGTCTAGAAAGATAGTCTACATGGAGAGGTTTAACCAATCTAATTGGGAATACATTAAGGACCGGGTTAAGATTGTTAATGAGTCCTATGGAAAACCCGTATGCTATCTGGATTCTACCGGAATAGGAGATCCTGTTGCTGAGGATTTAATTAAGATGGGAGTTCCTGTTTCTCCCTACCATATGAATGCAGCAACGAAACCTGTTTTAATTAATAACCTGGCTGTAACTATTGAGAACCGACAGATTATCTTACCAATGGATGAGGAACTTAAGCGGGAACTCTCTGCATACACTTACAAGGTAACTCAGAACGGGCATGTGCAGTATAATGCACCTGAGGGATTCCATGATGATTTAGTTATATCAGTTGCTCTCTGCTGTTATGCAATGGGTACTGGTGCTACGACAATAGGGATGATTGGAGACTTCAAGGAGTCAGACGAACCAAAGGAAGGGGAATTTGACTACGATGATATACCTGATGTGCTGGAGGGATACGAAGATGAAGAGTTTTGGGAGAATAAACCCTATAAAGTCAGAAGAAGAATGGTGTTGTAATGACTGCGGTAGATCTTACTAACATGCCAACCGGACATCTTATTGAGTCTATTAACGAGATGTCAGAGGGAATGCGCACAGATATACGTCATATGCTGTTCCTGGAAGATTCTTTGGAAGAGTATTATAAAGAACTCTTAAAACGAGTTTAATCCCCCATTGTTACACTTTGGTTAACACTTTTGTTAACTTTGGTGTAAACGAAGTTGGTTAGCGTACCCCACATAATCATTATTGGGTAACAATCTACAAATGGGTGCATACATATCCTAACAGCATAAGATATCTTCTCTTTTCTCGTCCTCTCTCTTGGTTTAAGTATCCTTCCTGCGTGATTAGTTTCTATGAATACTCCTTCTTTTACCCTGAATCCTGCCTTAATAGCATCTAACTCAAAGTAAAGGCATTCGTCTATAAAGGCGTATTTCTTCTCTCCTGATATACCACACCTGAATTTAATCTTCTCTAAAACCTCTCTTTTGATTAGTGTACATCCCAATCCACTAGTACAGACGTTACCATTATGCACCAGATAGGAATTATAGAGGATATCCCACCCCCCCATTTCCGGAACTTCCCAAATACCCTTTGCCATCTCAATATCCGAATCCAACATAAGGAGGATACTTTCATCTGACTCTAGGAACTTCTGCCTTATTTTATTCCTACTGTTAGTAATCCTCTCTAATTTGGTTATGTAAGCATCTAGCGGATCATCGTCCTCTTTTCTCGGAGTACCTAGATACATTATGTATAAATTGAATACAAAATTATATTAATCTATTGAAGTGATATATAGGTAATGTTCTCTAATATAGTTAAACCAATTAAGCAGAAACTTGGCATGTATCCACCTAAAGATAAGATTCCTATCGTTCAGATTGAGTTATCTGGTATCTGTAATGCCGGATGTACCCATTGCGATATCGTGCGCCGTCCGAAGGAACAGAAAGTCTACATGGATAAGGAACTCGCTAAGAAAGCGGTTAGAGAAGCAAAGGAGATGCACGCAGACCATATCTCATTCCATGTTACCGGAGAATCCCTTAACCATCCTGATTTGTTCGAGATATTACCATGTGATACAGAAATAGGATTATCTACCAACTGCTTGTCGTTAACAGGGGAGAAGGCAGAAAGGTTACGCAGAATGGAGAACCTTCGCATGATTCTAGCAGTTCTATGGACTTCAGATGTAGGTAAGAGGGAGTTAAGTTGCTGTAATGCAATAGAATACCTCGAATCTGATCCAAAGAATAAGTCCATATCGCTACAAATGGTAACAGAACGTGCAGCAGAAGCATATGCGGTACCAATGTATAAGTTAGGGAAATCCTATTTTAAGAAGGTTCCTCAGTTAAAACTCATGTATAAGCAACCATATACTCAGGAGAAGGAATATCCTACGTATGGTTTCATTCCGGACGTACCAGAAGGAAAGAGAGTTACCGTAGATAGGATGCTCACTCCACAATCCTGCGGAACAGACTGCTTAGCAATCGCACCTAATCCCATGACTTCCCTGTTAATTCAGAGTGATGGAGAGATTAAACCCTGCTTTAAGAGAGTTGATGGAACGTGGGGGTTAGGTAATATCAGGTGCGTATCTCTAAAGGAAGCGTGGCACTCATATAGATTAGCAGAGATCCGTTCACACTGGTATCATGGAGATCCGGATAATATACAAGCCTGCCACGATTGTATTAGAATGGCAGAACCCAAAGAAGGAATGTGGTATCAATTTAATTGCCATCCACCCACCAAGTTAGATGCTAACCAGAAGAAGAAAGCAGGGAATGAATTTCCAGGATATATGCATCCAAAATGAAAGTAGTTATC